CGCGGCAATTGCCGACGCGTGGACGCCGCCCAAGCAACGCTCGTCAATCCGTGCCCTTTCCCAACAACCAACCAAATCCCCCCTCCCAATTGTTCCCTCTCCTCCTTCCTCCTCTTCTCACTCTTCAACGCTAGGCGCAGCGGAAAAATCACGTTCACGTCACTCACGCGCTCGTCGTTTCTATAGTCCGTCATCGCCAAAGATCTCGAAAGATGATGCAAGAACAATTGCACGACTAGCACCCCTTGCCCGCCGCTACCGCGCCCGCGCCAATCCGAACGGCGCATACGCACAGGCAAATGAAGAGCTTACACAGCTCTGCATTTCGCTTTACCGTTCTGGCGCATCTGTCATAGAACTAGCGGCCGCCGCAAATGTGACATACCGCGCAATGGCCAGAAGAATTGGCGTTGGAAAGTGAATGTAATCTTTGATCTTTTTCCTGCCCGCGTTGTGGTTTGTCCTGAAGCGGCGCTTGTTTCAGCAGAAAGCCAAAGCACTTTTTCTTGGGCAGAAGCTATACACGTACAGCATTCCCGCAGGGTTGAGGCCGTCCGCGTAGTACTGACTCAGGACACGGTAATGATCGCCGCTGACAGTAACTCTGGCCCAGTTTTGATCTTTCGAGAGAAATACGACCCAGCAACTCTCGACAAAACAAAGAAGCGCGCAACCCTGACGACCGTCACCGGCAAGTTTCTCTCCGTAGAAAAGGACGAGAATTGCGGTTGTGGAAGCCGTTTACGGACCTGGAACCCAACCAGAACGATGTACTCAATAAAGGACCCGACTGAATGAACATCAATGTACTTGAATTAGTTATCTTGTCTCTGGCTGCGTATCGCATTGTACGGCTGATCACGACCGACCACATTCTTAATCCAATCCGTGAATGGATTTGGAAATGGTCAAAGCCAGAAGGAATTGGCCTGGGATATTTGATCACGTGTGAATGGTGCATGGGACTTTGGGTCGCATCAGGCCTTGTAGCTATGTATACAATAGCTACTGAAACAACCGTTGTTGTATCTTGCATATTTGCAATCTCAGCAGTGGTTGGATTACTCTACCGCATTGACTGAGTTTTTGTTAATTCCGTAGCAAACGAACGAGGAGACAACAAGTAGTGGCTGTTTTTCGCAAAAGCATTGCATCAACCCGTCGGACATCGACACCGCCTACACGCTTGGTTGCCCCGTCTGGTTATTCGTTTGCAGAGGCTGCTCCGTTTTCTACTCCGCGCGGATTGACCGCAGCAGCAGTTCAAGTTAGGCTTAATGACAAAACAGAAGCAGAACATTTCCGCGCTCGTCGCCAAGCAACATCAAGTGCGTGGCAGGGTGAAGCTTGGGAGTACTACGATGCGATTGGAGAGATCAAGTATGCGTTTAACCTTGTTGCTTCTGTTGTTAGCCGCATACGTTTATACGCCGCGGTTGTCGAGAATCCAGCAGAGACACCTGTATCGGTCCGCTCGTCATCGGTCGTCGATGCACGACTCGCGGCAGCAGCAGAACGAGCACTCTCACGGCTTGACTCAGCGTACGGCGGACAAGCGGGACTTCTCCGAGATGCCGCGCTCAACCTTAGTGTAGCCGGTGAATGTTTCTTAGTTCAAATGCCAGCGCGCATCGGGACTGGAATTCCAGAGTCATGGGATATTCGTTCAGTTGATGAAGTTCAAGTTGACTCAAAGAACAACTATGGAATCATATCACGCCGCGACATTTTGATGGGTGGCCAATCAATTGGTGGAAAGACTGGCAAGGGCATCACAGCACTTCCACAGTCGGCGTTTGTTGGTCGCATCTGGCGTGCACACCCACGCTTTTCTGAAGAGGCTGATTCTTCACTACGAGGAATGCTTGACATGTGCGCAGAGCTTTTGTTGCTCAACCGCACGTTCCGTTCAACAGCACGTTCACGTTTGAACGCTGGTGCGCTGTACCTTCCAGACGGCTTGAGCGTCGCAGCAACTCCAGATCCAAACTACCCATTTGACGAAGTTGGCGACCTCAACCCGGCGTTCAATCCTGAAGAAGCAGCTGACGAATTTGAAGATCAACTCATTGATGCGATGACCACGCCTATTCGTGATGAGGACTCCGCGTCAGCAGTTGTGCCTTTGATTATTCGTGGACCTGCTGAACTTGGTGACAAGATCAAGCAGTTTAAGTTTGAGCGTTCGTTTGACCCAGCACTTGCGCAACGCGCCGACCGCGTGCTTGAGCGCATCTTGCAAGGTCTTGATGTTCCAAAAGACGTAGTCACAGGTCTTGCAAACGTAAAGTACAGCAACGCACTTCAAATTGATGAGGCACTTTACAAGGCGCACATCGAGCCATTGATGCTGCTTATCGCAGACGCGCTTACAGTTGTGTACCTGCGTCCGTACCTCTTGGCAAATGGTTTTGAACTTGCAGACGTAGAGCGTATGACAATTTGGTACGACCCATCACAGGTTGCAACGCGCAATGACCGCGCAATGGACGCTGACAGTGGATTTGATCGCATGGCTGTAAGCTTTGATACATGGCGCCGTGCGCATGGATTCTCTGAAGCAGACGCGCCTACGCCAACAGAAATGGCACTACGAATTCTTATGGAGAAAGGCGCGATTACTCCAGAGCTTACCGAGGCGATGCTCGCAGCAGTTGCTCCAGAAGTTATTGAAGCAACTCGCGCTGCGCAACAAGCGTCAAGCGTTGCACCAATTCCACCAGAGATTCAGCAGATGCTTCAGGGTGGTCAGCCTCCTGAACCAGCACCCGCTCCACCACCAACACCTTCTTCAGAACCAACAGCACCTGAACCAGAGACTCCACAAATGCTTGTATCACCAGTCATACCTGGACCAGTTGCAGACACACCTACGCCAGAAGCACAACCAATTAGCGTTACACCAGTTCAATAGCAAAAGAGAATACTATGATGATGAACAATTCAGACCAATCACAAGGAACGAAAGCTAAGCTTGCAGTAAGCCTTGGCCACTGTCTTGGCACGACCTTTGCTTTTTACACAAAGGCAATCGGATTTCATTGGAATGTTAAAGGACAGGACTTCTCTGAGTTCCACGAGCTGTTCGGCAAGATCTACGAAGACGCGCAGGGCGCAGTTGATCCAATTGCTGAAAGCATTCTTAAGCTTGGCTACGACTCACCATCAACGCTGTCATCAATGTCTTCATTTTCCAAGATTGGAAACATGAACAACGAAAGCATTGACGATCCAGTGCTAATGAGCGCAGATCTTCTTGAGGCAAACAATATTCTCAATGAATGCATTCTTGAGTCATTTAAACTTGCGTCTGATGCAAATGAGCAAGGTATTGCTGATCTACTAGCAGGCCGCGACGACATGCATAAGAAATGGGCGTGGCAGTTGCGCGCAATCACTGGAATGCAGACTGGCGGAAAGCTAGTCGCAATGCCAACACAAGAGCAAGTTGAAGTATACGTCTATGAAGATGGCATAGACGACGGCTTTGGAGACGACGACGAAGCTTACAATAATTTTGGATTCCTAGCAGCAGCGTCAAAGCCTGCGCCTAAAAAAGACAGAATCAAAGGATCAAAAAAGAATCCAAAAGGATCTGCCGCTGGTGGCCGTAGCATTAAGTTCTCAGCTAAAACAGAAAAAGCTTTGATGAACAAAGTAAAAGAACATAATGAAGGTGCTAAGGCTGGTCGTAAGGCAACACTTGCGCAACTAAAGGCAGTGTACCGCCGCGGCGCTGGAGCGTTCTCAAGCTCGCACCGTCCTGGCAAGACTCGCGACCAGTGGGCGATGGCACGAGTAAACGCGTACCTAAAGCTGCTTAAGTCTGGTTCTCCATCAAATCCGAACTACAAGCAAGATAATGACTTGCTTCCACAAGCGCACCCAAAGTCCACGGCATCTATTGTTGCCAGTGCACTGGCAGCAGACGAGCTGTATATCGAGCTTCGCCCACAGAACGAATACGAGACAACTGAACACGCAATTACAGAATTTGCAGAATATAGCGGTCTTGGTTATGAAGTAATTCCTGCTCTACGCGCAGCGTGGAAGCGTGGAGTTGACAACAACGAGAGTGGATTTGATCGCGCTCGTGAACTCGCAGTAATGACATACGACAGTGAAGATGCCGACCTGCTACCACAAGTTGAAAGCTAAATATGTCAAACAATAAAAAGCGCAGCGAACTGAGCAAGAGCCAACAGCTTAGCCTGTACTATAAAGTACAAAAGCTTGTTGAGCAAGTAAACAGTAGTGTACTTCCTGGACGTCAAGTTACGTTCGGTACTGCACTTGAAGTAGCCAATCGTGAAATTCGTAAGAACACAAACGGCACGGCCGAAGCGCGCATATACGCAGCATTGCGCGCAGTGTCTGCTTTTACATCTCTTGCTGCAAAAAATAAAGTTACTACTGCATCTTTGCAGAACTCAGACTTCTTATCAGTCGGCCACCCGCTTTCAACAAAGCCACATCACATGAACGAGGCTGCACTTCGCCACGCACGTGCGCAGTGGATTGCGGCGGACTCGCATATCGCTAGTGAAGATGTACGCGCTCTTGTAGCTTCCGCGCACTCGCTTGAACCAGGTTCAATCGAGCGTAAGCACGCATTTGCACGTCTTGCTGCGATGGGACCAGGTCTTGTTCCAATTACAGCAGCGGTTGATCTTGAACCAATCATTGCCGTACTTGGTCTTGGCCTCGGCGGCAACTCGCGTGCTGCTCGTTCGTTGCGCGCACGTATGCAACGTCGCGACCGTCGCGGGCGTTTTGCGTTCATGGGCGGTGGTTGGAGCTTTGGCGTTTTATTCAAAGATAAAAAACATCGAAGTGTAAGTGGAAAAGTTGTCGGCCAGTCAGGAGTTGACGACATTGAAGTTGAGGTTCGTGGCAGCAAGTATGTTCCAGACGGTGTGTACACTGTTCCTGCATCTAAAGGCATATCAGCGAAGGCAATTCTAAGCAAAAGTGCGCTAAAAGATCTGCCAGACAGAGATTCAGAAGTTGGCGCAGAAAGTCGTAAATACTCAATTAACGAAGAATCGCTCAAGCGCATGGATTCTCCTTCCGCTTGGAAAAAGATTCAAAGTGCAGATCCAGCTACAGCATCATTTATGACAGATGACGGCTACCGTCTTGATGTTCCAACAAATGATAAGGGCGAGCCAAACTTCTCTGGTGTAAGCCGCGGCACGCTGCGACGTGCAGTTGGAAATCAGATGATCGCCAACAACATTGACGACTGGGACCGTGCAGAGAGCGCCGCGCTCATGGACCAGGACAGCTATGATACATACTTAAAATCTCCAGATGGTCAGAAGGC